TGCGAGAGCATGTTATGCCCTTTTAAAAAGCATAAATTTGATGACGTTAGGAAGAAATGCCTAATCGAGAATGGTATCCAATGAGACATTGGAAGATAATGTTAGTAATAACTATGCAGTACCCGTTGGGTATCCCGCCCAACTTACGTACCAATATTGATTATGTGTTTATACTGCGCGAACCATATTTGACAAATCGGAAGCGTATTTGGGAGAACTATGCGAGTATGTTTCCGACACTGGAGTCATTTTGTGCTGTCATGGACAACACAACGGAGAACTACGAGTGCTTGGTAATCAATAACAATGCGAAATCGAATAAGTTAACAGACCAAATATTTTGGTACAAGGCGGAAAACCACCCGACATTTAGGTTGGGGTCGAAAGAGTTCTGGGATATATCGAAAAACATGGCGTCAGATGACGAAGACGAGGCATACGACCCAGGAAAGAACAAGAATGCCAAGAAGGGAGCCAATATCAATGTGAAAAAGAATAACTGGTAATTCGCATAGGAACGAGTTTAGACATTTTTTTATTTTTAAATAGATAAAAATAAAAAATGTGCGTTTATGGTATAATGCCGAAGAGAAATACTAAACGAATAAAAGGTGGCGGAGTACTTTCATTTCTGGGTATGAATCGTGTTGCTCCCGAAGCAGTTCCTGTGCCCGCTCCAGATACTCCCGCCGCCACTGACGATGCCAAGGTTTCTCCCGAATCAGTTCCTGCGTCCGCTCCAGATACTCCCGCCCCCACTGACGATTCCAAGGTTATTGAAAAGAAAAAAGGTCTATTTGGATGGGGAGGTATACTCGGAGGTAAATCAAAAAAGAAGTCTAAGCGTCGCTCTAGGTCCAAATCCAACTCAAAAAGCAAAAGCAAAAAGCGCCGTTAACCTTAATCCGACTTCTTACTATTCATCAGTAGCTCGTTTCGAATATTGACACTCGCACTATCCGAAACCTCACGTGAATCGAAATCGACGGTCTCGCGAACACCCACTAAGTTCCCATCATCATTCAGGGTCTGCGTCAGAACATTACCACTCTTCTTGGCGAGCTCGATGTTCTCACGAATAGCCTTCTGCTTGGTCTCCTTGACGCGGCGGTCGAACTCCTCCTTCGCCATGGTCTCGTTCTTAATCTTCTCACTATGGAGCTGATTGAGCTCTTCCTCCATGAACTCAATGCGACCCGTCTTATACGCGTCAGGGTCCCAAGGAATCCACATGCCAACCGGACCAACGAAAATATCATGCGTCGGGTCGATATCGCGCAGCTTCTTGCACCTCATCTCCGCCTCCTCCTGTGTCGAGAACGCGCCGCGCACCTTTAGTCCACGCACCGACGTCTGGAAGGCATGCTCCCTGCCAAACTGCTCATTTAGGCGGTCCTCATTCTTGTCCATGAACGTCTTGAAATCATCATCTAGCGAGCTGCTCTTTAGCTTAGCCTCCTCGTCCTTCGCGAACTCCTTGAAATCACCCATCACATCTTCCGCCTTCAGATTATACTTATAGGCCAAGAAACTCAGGAAGTCGGTAGTCTTCTCCATAGATTTAGCGAATTCCCACTGTTTCAGGAACTGCTCGAAAATATACAGTTCACGCTTCTTTAGAATCTTTTCCGGAGAAACAAAGGACATACAAACAAACTTCTGTCCGGCAATCGGGGCATCCTCGTCACATAGGTCGATATATTTAGGATTAGGCTTCCCATCACTATTAACTTTTCGTTCAAACCCAGACATTTAGCGATTTTATGTATTGAATGCGCATTATTGTTTAAGTTATTTAGAACGATTATATTTATTCCATCTAAAAAAATACTCGTAACCGAATTATTAACCAAAACTACAGAATTTTTTTATTTTCATATACTATATAATAAGCATGCAGCCTTTCGATTTTAGCGAGTTCATCAAGAGAGCTATCAAGTATTTGGTTGAGGGTATCATGGTTGCGATTGCCGCCTTTGCTATCCCCAAGAAGAGGCTTGATGTTGAGGAGATTGTCGTCATCGCGCTCACCGCCGCGGCCACGTTCTCTATCCTCGACGTTTTCGTCCCCTCCATGGCGTCCTCTGCCCGTGGCGGTGCTGGATTCGGCATTGGCGCCAACCTCGTCGGATTCCCCCGCCCGATGTAAAAACCTAAACCAAAATCAAAAATTTGATGTAGTATTCGAATACTATACCAAAATGCGATACAATTCGATTATTAATATTTTAGCTATTTGTAACAACAATCCACTATGTACGCACTATCAGTTGGCGCGGTATTTAGAAACGAGTCGGATAGTATTCAAGAATGGATTGAGCATTATTTATTTCATGGCGCGGAGCATTTTTACTTGATAAATGATGATAGTTTAGATAATTCCGCTGAGGTTCTCCAACCATACGTGGATGCCGGATTCGTCACATTATTCAATACGAACTGGGGGCGATACTTGGGTAGACAGCGCGATATGTATACACACTATATATTACCGAAGTTGAACGAAACCAAATGGTTATTAATGGTTGATTTGGATGAATATATGTGGTCACCGACAGAGATTAATCTATGTGGAATATTACGACAATGTGAACATCTCGGTCAAATCCAGGTTCGCGACACGCTATTCGGGTCGAATGGGCATATAGAACAACCACGCGGAATTGTCCAGAATTTCACGCGTTGTAATCCGATGCGACACTGTTTGAAATATTTTGTGAATAGTGATTTTGAGTTCGAACAATTGAATGTACACCACGCAACATTCGCGAACAAAGAACATGAAATCGATAAATTTATAATTCTTGATGATAAATACTTGATATTAAATCACTATAGCTGCCAATCCAGAAATTTCTGGCGTGACGTAAAATGCACGCGGAATGATGGTGACCACTACCGGACGAGAACAATGGAACATTTTGATTTGATTGATATGAACGACGTAGAGGATTTGCGATTGGCGAAGCAGAACGAAAAAATAAAAAATAGATTTGAATAATAAATGTTCAATCGCCTCCGAAAATAGACTCATAGGAATATTCAACACCATCGATTAGGACATTTCCTACGTTTCGTGGTATATCTGACCCCTCTGCGACCGCTCTCTTCAATATCCACGAACCGCTAATAATTAATTTACCGGTTTGATTCACAATATAACGTCCGCGCTTCATGGATTCAACTCCGGCATTGAGTGCTTCTAGTAGTTCGGTTCCATAATTGTAATCACTTTTTGTTGCCATGTCGATGGAATAGAAACACCAATGAATATTACGAGCGGTCCCGATTTGCCTCCAGAACCAGGTCCGAGTGGTAACTGTGGTTTCTATGTACCTTCGGTTGGCTCGTGTTTTTGCGACATATTCCGCGAATGAACGTGGGTTAATCATAGGGCCACATGTCTCGGTGGGTGATGGCGGCGGGGGCACACATTCTGGCACATAATCATGTGGCAGGAAGAACTTAGTCCAATGTTCCCTTGAATTCTCAGGGAAACGCAACTCCCGGGTAATATCTTCGTAATCCAACTGAAATTCGAAATCGGCGTATCTAGCGGTAGAAACCGCGACTGGCGGAATAGGCTGGTCGCTAGGTATTAGAACGATTCCCAATCCTGTTTCATCTGGCAACATAAATGGAACGGGAATGTTAGTGGCATATACGAGATTCAACTGCCTTTTGGTGGTGGTCATTTTACCTTTGAGGTTTTGTTGTTATGTTTATAGAGGATAACAACAGAATCAATTTTCAGGGAACCTACGGTTCCCTGATACCCTCCCTTTGTGAAAGGAATAGATGGAAGGAAGCGAAATGAATAGACAGAAAGGAAGAATGGGAAGGGGTCTTAGGGGTTGCGCGTTTATATGCGACGTAGTCGCAGGCGCAGCTGAAAGCGAAGCTTTCAAAACCGTAGGTTTCCCTTATACGGTCGCGTGATATTCCCAATCCAGGTCCTTACACACCTTACACCATATCTGGTCCTGTTCCAATTGTTTCTCTCTATCCTTCATCAATGGAATATACGGCAAATACTGTGTCTGGTCCAATAGCACACATAACTGATATAGCGTATATGTATAATTGAAGAAATTGGTCCTACTCGGTGGGCAATGGATGGCCCAAGGTTGTTGAATCTCTATAAACAGCACACACAATGTCTCGTGTAGTGCCTCATTCATAATTGGTGGCCGAATACCGAAAATCGAGTTAATGTATTGTATATGCTCGAAATATTTATTATATCCCAACTTCCGCAGTATCTCGCGCATTTTGTCGTAATTGATTTCCTCGGCAAGATTCGAAATCCGCTCCTTCTTGATTCGTGAACGGATATCATCAATCACATGCTCTGGAATCTGTGTCGTCTCCTTCGCCTGAAACTGTGACAAAATTTCTTTAAAGTGATTGAGACGAATATATGCTGTATACGAAACCTCATTGGGTGGCTCTTTATTGGATGGCTTCGAACTATCCACAATAAACGTAATGAATTTCCCACAATCACGGTTATTACAAATCATCACACCTTCTTCGTCTTGAGGAATCAGTTCGCCTTTATGACACGACGCGCATATATCAGTCGGAATAACAAAATCACCGATATTGGTAATTTCATTATTCACGTTTTTCCAATAATTGACAATAGATTGTTTAGACGAAGAATTCTTATCCGGCGTTTCGATTTCAACACTTTTCAATTTGAAGAATGAATTGAGAACATTCACATTATTGGATTCACCGGTAGATATCTTCTTCTTCTCTTCAAAATAGTTGAAAATGTGTTGCGAATTGTCCAACAAATACCGTTTTTTCTTTAGACGTAATTCTTTGATTTTGCATTTGATAATTTCGATTTGGTCTTTCATATCGACAAACTCATCAATTCGGTCACTTGACAATGTGCGAATCTTGAGTTTCAGTTGATTTTTGTCATCAATAAGCTGGGGTATAATAGTAGTTTCGTCATTATGGAATTCTTCCATCATTTGACTATGTTTCTTATCGATGGAATGTAATATAGGGTCGTTTTTCTTCATACATAACCATACACCTGTAATTTGTCTATATTTATTTTGCCCTATATGTAAAAAGCTGCTATTTTTTTTAATGTGAGTTTGTATGGAGAATATAGTTATTGACCGCACCCAGTTTCAGAAGATGAAGTTTATAATGAATGCTATAGATGGCGGGTGGGCAGTAACAAAACAATCCGACAAGTATATATTCAAAAAAAAGCACGAAGGTAAACAGGAAGTGTTCATGGCGGATTATTTAGAGAAGTTTATCGGGGCGAATATGGATTTGGACAACTATTCTTTAGGAACAACAAAAAAATAATAATTGTGTTTATTTTCCAAATTATTTTCTTTTGGTATGATATATTAAGACAACATGGGCGGAGCTCTTATGCAACTTGTAGCTTACGGCGCGCAGGACGTTTTCCTCACGGGAACCCCTGAGATCACTTTCTGGAAGGTGTCTTACAGGCGCCACACCAACTTCGCGATGGAGTCCATCGAGCAGACC